GCTGCAGTCGGCGTGCTTGTTCAAGCGCTGATCGACTTGCAGAAAGGCATCATCAAGAACGCGAAGCTATTGGCGCTCGGCTTGCTCGAGGTTGTCAAGGCGTTTGCAGATGTGGCACCGAAGTTCGTCGATGCTGTGGTCAAGATCTTGAACTCGGTTGCCGACGGAATTATCAAGATCATGCCGAAGCTGGTTCAGGTATTGAATGTCTTGATTGCCGGAATCCTACAGGTGATTCAAAACAATCAGGGCAAGATTATTGCCGCTGGCTTCAGTTTGATGTTGGCTTTGCTGAAGGGTATTAACGACAATATTCCCAAGCTGACTGCTGCAATAGTAAATATCATTATCACCTTCCTGAATGCAATCGCCAAGCAGATACATCGGATCGAGCAGGCTGGGATCAATGTAATTACCAGCTTCGTACGAGGCATAATCAGCAACATGAACTTGATTATTCGCTCAGGTGTTCAGTTGATTACCAGCGTGCTGAAAGGCATCGCGAACAACATCGGTCGAATTGGCGCCGCCGGGGTGAGCATCATTACCAGCCTTGTACGGGCGATTGCCAACAACTACACGAAGTTGTTTACGGCCGGGGCAAGTGCTATCGCGCACTTTATCACCGGTATCGCCGATGCTGGGGCAAAGTTGATCGCGGCTGGTACTGCTGCAGCGGCCAAGCTGATCCGGGCAATCGTAGCCGGAATTCTCAAACTGGTCGATGTCGGTGCTCGGGCAATCGTCACCTTCTTGAATGGCGTGGCGGACGCGATCGACAAGTACGAACCGCAGATAATCGCCGCGGGTGTTCGGATTGGTACAGCTATTGTCACCGGCATGGTTCGCGGTATGGAGCAAGCAGCACCGAATTTGGCTCGTGCTGCGGAGAAGCTGATTACCTCTATTCCGGGCAAAGCGCTCAAGCTGCTTCATATCAGGTCACCATCGAAGGTATTCGAGGAGATTGGTCGAAATATCGTCCTTGGTTTGGCCCAGGGTATGACGAATAACAATGGTGCAACGGCTGCTGCCGAAGAAATGAGCACCAGTGTGATTGACATGGTCAAGAGCACCTTCCAGATCACATCGCCTTCGAAGGTGATGATTCAGCTTGGTCAGGATGTTGGCCAAGGATTTGCGAAGGGTCTTCGCGGCTCGACCGATGACATCAATCGGGCGTTTACCGATCTGCGGAATAAACTGACCGAAACGATGCAAGGAGCTCGAGAAGCGATCAAATCTGAAAATGAGAAGATCGCCAAAGAGCGAGAAAAGGGAAAGAAAGCCGATAAGCAGGCGATCGCAGCTTCTCAGCAACTCGTCAAAGAGAATGAATCGATCCTTGCTCGAACGGCCGCAGCTCGTAAGGTTCTGATCTCAGGCTTGGCCAAGGACAGGAAGCATCTAATCGACTTGGTCAAGGATTACACCAATACGGCGAACAAACTGGATGCGGCTAAGCAAGTTCTGGACGACGCGATCAAGACTCGAGCCGACGTTCAGAAGAGCCTCTCCGAGCAATATGGTGCTTTGCCTGAGATCGTACAGCAAGATGATCAAGGTAACCAGATTGATCCAGCCGATCAGCTGGCTAACTACGCGCTTGCCCTGAAGAACCAAATTGCTGCGGAGCAGTCCTACAGCGCTACGCTCGATCAGTTGCGCAAGTTGGGTCTAGACGATACGACCTACCAGAAGCTGCTCGACGACGGTGTAGTTGATCAACAATTCGCCGATGCATTGCTCGCCGGTGGTAAGACTGCGGTTCAGAGCTTGAATACGCTGGATGCGCAGCTAAATACCGCTGCCGGTAGGATTGCAGATCATGGCGCTTCTGAATTGTATGACGCTGGTGTCAAAGCAGCGCAGGGAATCGTCGATGGTCTGGCTTCGAAGGAGAAGGACCTCGAGAAGCAGATGAACAAGTTGGCCCAGGTGATGGTTCGGGCGATCAAGAAGGCGCTCAAGATCAAGTCGCCTTCACAGATCTTCGCCGAAGTCGGTCAGCTCTCGATGGAGGGCATGGCTCAGGGCATCTCCGAGTCGACTGCAGTTACCGATGCACTTGATGTCGCTACACAGAGCGCTCTTGATCAAATGCGTAAGAATATGCAAGGTGTCTCTGATGTGATTAGCGAGGAGCTGAATCCGAACCCGGTGATTACGCCTATCTTGGATCTGACTCAGATTCAAGCACAGGCCGGACGATTGGCGGCTTTGACGAACGTTACGCCAATCAACGCAGCCGCCTCATTCGGACAAGCTTCAGCTATCTCCGCCGGGACTGCGGCAACCGAAGCCGAACGGATTGCTGCTCTCGCAGGCCCATCGGTTAACTTCGAGCAAAACAACTACTCGCCAGAGGCTTTGTCGAGTATCGAAATCTATAGGCAGACGAAAAACCAGCTTTCGCAGGTCAAGTCTGCCTTGAACCTTAACTAAACCACTCTACGGGCCCCCTTCGGGGGGCCTAAGGAGGTATCTAGCCGTGTTGACGGAAGTCAAGGCGTATAGTTCGTGGCAGTCAGCACCTACACTACCTTTGAGTGATCAAGACACGGCTGAGACGGACTTGATTCAGGTTGCGAATATCGATGGTTTGGACCCGGTCACAGCCTCTGTCAATACTTCACCACTTGGATCGGTCGACGGGACAGCTTATGTCGGCAGTGATATTCCAAGTCGTAACATCGTCATGACCGTGCGTCCTAACCCGGATTGGGATACCTGGACGTACGAAAGTTTGCGCAAGTTGCTGTATGCATATTTCATGCCCAAGCGCCTTGTCAAACTGATGTTTCTCAGTGACGATCGGGTACCGGTACAAATCGAAGGATATGTCGAAAGCGTTCAGGCAAATCTGTTCAGCAAAACGCCCGAAATTCAAGTTTCGATTATCTGCCCAGATCCGTACTTTACTTCGGTCGATCCAGTTGTAGTTACTGGTGTGACAGTGCGTCCTGGCGGAGTATTTCAGACAATCGACTATGACGGCACAATTGAGACCGGTTTCAACGTCGAGGTCACCTACGTCTCTGGTGCCGCTCCGGCAACGATCGGGATTCAAATCGGCAATCCGTTGATTTCCTTCTTTAACGTCACCGGTACTGTAGGTGCTACCAGCATATTCGAGATGAACTCGGTGCAGATGCAGAAATACGTGCAAAATGTCGATCTGAATACGGGCGTCATCTCGAGTCTCTTGTCCAAGGTCGTGCAAGAGGGCTCTGCCTGGCCGACCTTACAGCCAGGTGAGAACGATTTCTCCGTGATTACCAACGCCGGTGTGCAGGACTGGACGCTGACTTACTATGAGCGGTACGGGGGTCTGTAGTGGATATCTATACGCTCAATCGCAAATTTCTCCGTCAAGATGCAATCGACACCTTTGTATCAGCGATTTGGACTGAGAGATATTATGGCGATAGCGAAGTCGAGTTGGTTGTTCCGGTCACGACTGAGAATATCAAAAAACTCCCCGAGGGAATTTTCCTAAGTTTGGACGGTTCAAGCGAGGTAATGATCGTCGAGACGGCGAACATTGAAGAGGGAAATCTAAAGCTTTCAGGAATCGCCTTGCTCCCTTGGATGAACAATCGTTTTGTCCGATCGTCACCGAAACACGACGAGCGTTCTTGGTCGGTTACCGGCGGCACACCCGGATCAACTCTCTGGGCGATTATCTACAACATGTGCCACAAGGATAGTCCTTACTTGACCGGAGCAATTGCCACGGGTGTCCCTAACCCACAAACTTTAGCTATTCCGGGTTTGACACTTGACGATTACGACAAAGCCGGTCCAGTGATCAACGTCAGTGTGCCGTTTGGGCCGGTATATGACGCTATGCGGGAGATTGCTACTACATTCGAAGTTGGCATGCAGATCCGTTTGCTCTCGGCGAGTGACACGGGATTTTCGCTTGGTTTTCGTAGCTATAGAGGGCTTGATCGAACTAGTGCACAGACCCAACGTCCGCCAGTTCGATTCTCTCCACAGATGGACTCTTTGACGAACATCAAAGAGCTTAGGTCAATAGCAGCACTCAAAACAGCGGCGTACGCGTTTGCGCCGAGCGCTCCAGCGACAATGCTCTCGACCCCGCCGGGTGTCAGTGCGTTGTCTGGACCGCAGTATATGGGCTTTGATTTGCGCGCTCTACAGGTGTTCGCAGATGACATCACTACCGATGCGGTTGCTGGTAGCGCAGCCACCTTGCTCGCTTTGTTGAACAGCCGGGCACAAGATGGGCTGAACAACAATCACTACGTCAAGGCGGTGGATGGAGAGATCGTCCCAACAAGTCAATTCCAATACGGAATTCACTATAATCTGGGCGACATCATCGAGGTGCAAGGAAATAGCGAAGTTGTACAGGTCTCTCGGGTAACTGAATACATTCGTGCCCAGGATGAAGCAGGAGAGAAGTCTTATCCTACTGTGGCGATGCTCGACTAGGAGGAACAGTGGCTTGGTGGGTTGTATTGTT